AACGCCGCGACGCAGGAGGCCATCAGGCAGGTGTTGCGGGATGCCTGGGAACAGGACAACCCTGTCGGTACCACACGTTTTTTCAGTCAGAACCTTAATCCGAATAAAAAATGGCCGTGGTCGCAGTGGCAGTACACCGGGGAAAACAAATCAATCCGTATCGGCAAGGCGGACGGTTCGAACGTGGGCGCGACCGGCGGCAGTGATACCGTCACGCTCCAGCGAACAAACCTGCCCGCCGTGCAGATTGACGTCACAGGCGAAACCAGCGAGCAGGAAGAGCAGCGACTGCAAACGGAACCGGGCGGAAAGCACGATCACGGCGGCGTTCCCAGCCGTGAGGACCCGTGGGAAATCGGCGGCGATATCAGCCAGCTCTTTAACCCGGCGCATACAGGGAAAACGGACGAAGCCCTGGACCATCAACACGGGGTTATTATCCCTCCGCATAAACACACGACCACCGGAAAAACTGCCAACCTCGGCGAAGGTAAATCGTTCAGCGTGGTGGAATCCCACACGCTGCTGATGTGCTGGAGCCGCGTCGCCTGACCCTGTGACGGTCATTCCTGTTGTGCCGTCCCTGCTACAGCGGGGATGACTCGTCACCCCTTCCCCCACGATTGAAAATAATGCTCACCCTTAACCACGGAGTTAAACGGATGAGCGATTTTCATCACGGCGTCCAGGTTGTCGAGATTAACGACGGCACCCGCGTCATTTCCACCGTATCAACGGCGATTATCGGCATGGTCTGCACGGCCAGCGATGCCGATGCCGTCACCTTCCCACTCAATAAGCCCGTACTGATTACCAGCGTGCAAAGCGCCATTGCGAAAGCGGGTACAAAAGGGACCCTGGCCGCATCCCTCCAGGCGATCGCCGACCAGTCGAAGCCGGTCATTGTCGTTGTGCGCGTAGCCGAAGGTACCGGCGACGATGCCGAAGCGCAGACTATCTCTAATATCATCGGCGGCACCGACGAAAACGGCAATTACACCGGGCTGAAAGCGCTGCTCACGGCGGAGGCCGTCACCGGCGTTAAACCGCGCATCCTTGGCGTGCCGGGCCTCGATTCCCTTGAGGTGGCGACCGCCCTCGCGCCGATTTGCCAGAAGCTGCGCGCCTTTGGCTATATCAGCGCATGGGATTGTAAGAACATTTCCGAGGCGATGCTCTATCGCGAGAATTTCAGCCAGCGTGAGCTGATGGTTATCTGGCCGGATTTTCTGGCATGGGATACCACGGCGAACGCGACAGAGACCGCCTGGGCGACCGCCCGCGCGCTGGGCCTGCGCGCCAAAATCGACCAGGACACCGGCTGGCACAAAACCCTGTCAAACATTAGCGTGAATGGCGTCACCGGCATCAGCGCGTCGGTCTTCTGGGATTTGCAGGAATCCGGCACCGATGCCGACCTGCTTAACGAGGCAGGCGTCACCACGCTCATTCGTAAAGACGGATTCCGCTTCTGGGGCAACCGTTGCTGCTCCGATGACCCGCTGTTCTTGTTCGAGAACTACACCCGCACCGCGCAGGTTATCGCTGACACAATGGCCGCTGGTCACATGTGGGCGGTTGACAAGCCGATCACTGCCACGCTGATTAAGGACATCGTTGCGGGTATCAATGCGAAATTCCGCGAGATGAAAACGGCGGGCTATATCGTCGATGCGACCTGCTGGTTTGATGAATCAGCCAACGACGCGGCAACCCTCAAAGCCGGGAAACTGTATATCGATTACGACTATACGCCGGTTCCCCCTCTCGAAAACCTGACGCTACGCCAGCGCATTACCGATAAATACCTGGCGAATCTGGTGTCATCGGTTAACAGCAATTAAGGAGCCCTGACCAATGGCAATGCCGCGCAAGCTCAAATACCTGAACACGTTTCTGGATGGCGTCAGCTATCTCGGCGTTATCGAGTCCGTCACCCTGCCAAAGCTGACCCGAAAGCTTGAAAACTACCGGGGCGGCGGGATGTCAGGCTCGGCCCCTGTCGATTTCGGCCTCGACGATGACGCGCTGGCGATGGAGATTTCCCTCGGCGGCTTCCCTGATGATGCGATCTGGTCGCTGTACGGTGCCGTCGGTACCGGGACGCTACTGCGTTATGCAGGCTCTTACCAGCGGGACGATACCGGCGAAACCGTGGCGGTGGAAGTTGAGACCCGTTTCAAGGTGAAGGAAGTCGATAACGGCGAGAGCAAACAGGGCGAGGATACCAGCAGCAAATTATCGCTGGTCTGCACGTACTACAAGCTGACCATGAACGGTAAAGAGCTGGTAGAAATCGATGTCATCAACATGATTGAGAAGGTGAACGGCGTCGACCGACTCGACCAGCACCGCCGCAATATCGGCCTGTAATTTTTCCCCGGTCAGCATGTCTGGCCGGTTAAACCCGAATCCGTAAATAGTGAGAAACTCATGAGCAAAGAAAACATCGTCATCCTGGAAAACCCCATCAAACGCGGCGAGCAGGTCATCGAAAAAATCACCCTGACGAAACCCAACGCCGGAACCCTGCGCGGTGTCAGCCTGGCCGACGTTGCGCGCTCTGAAGTGGATGCCCTGATTAAAGTGCTGCCGCGTATGACCAGCCCGTCACTAACCGAGTCGGATGTCGTCATGATGGATTTACCCGATTTGATGGCGCTGGCAACAAAGGTGATCGGTTTTTTGTCGCCGAATTTGGCGGATTAAATTTTCCGAAAGATATGTCGGTCGATGACCTGATGGCGGATATCGCGGTGATTTTTCACTGGCCGCCATCAGAGTTATATCCCATGAGCCTGACCGAGCTCACCACCTGGCGCGAAAAGGCGCTACAGCGAAGCGGAAACACGAATGAGTAACGACGTTAAATTGCAGGTATTACTCAAGGCTGTTGACCAGGCGACCCGCCCGTTTAAATCCATCCAGACAGCGAGCAAAACGCTATCTGGTGATATCCGGGACACTCAAAAATCGCTGCGTGAACTGAATGGCCAGGCATCCCGTATTGACGGGTTTCGCAAGGCCAGCGCGCAACTCGCCGTTACCGGTCAGGAGCTGAAGAAAGCGAAGCAGGAAGCCGCCGCGCTGGCGATCCAGTTTAAAAATACGGAACAGCCGACGCGCGCGCAGGCGCAGGCAATGGATGCCGCACGTAAAAGCGCCGCCGCGCTACAGCTCAAACACAACAGCTTGCGGCAGGCCGTACAACGCCAGCGGCAGGAACTCAGCCAGGCGGGAATTAATACCCGTACCCTGGCGGCAGACGAGCGCCGGTTAAAAACCAGCATCAGCGAAACGACGGCGCAGCTCAATCGCCAGCGTGAAGCGCTGGCGCGCGTCAGCGCGCAACAGGCAAAGCTCAACGCGGTTAAGCAGCGATATCAGGCCGGTAAAGAGATGGCCGGTAAAATGGCCGGTGCGGGTGCTGCCGGGGTTGGTATCGCGACAGCGGGAACAATGGCCGGGGTTAAGCTGATGGTGCCGGGCTATGATTTCTCATTAAAAAATTCTGAGTTGCAGGCAGTACTCGGAGTGGCGAAAGATTCCGCAGAAATGACGGCTTTGAAAAAACAGGCCCGACAGCTCGGCGACAATACTGCCGCCTCTGCTGATGATGCCGCCAGTGCGCAGATTATTATCGCGAAAGGTGGCGGTGATGCCGCAGCTATAGCAGCCATGACGCCAGTAACATTGAATCTGTCACTTTCGAACAGAAAAACAATGGAGGAAAACGCGCAGCTGCTAATGGGGACAAAAGCCGCTTTTCAGCTCTCTAATGACGCGGCCGCGCATATTGGTGATGTTCTTTCAGCCACGATGAACAAAACCACCGCTGATTTTCAGGGGTTGAGTGACTCATTAAGTTACCTTGCCCCTGTGGCGAAAAATGCCGGGGTGAGTCTTGAGCAAGCCGCGGCGATTACTGGCACACTTCATGATAACAACATCAGGGGGTCAATGGCTGGTACGGGCGGTGCTGCTGTTATTACGAGATTACAGGCGCCAACAGGCAAGGCATACGATGCCCTCAAGGAGCTGGGCGTCAAAACCTCCGATAGAAAAGGCAATACGCGCCCGTTATTTACCATTCTGAAAGAAATGCAGGCCAGCTTTGAGCGGAACAAGCTCGGCACTGGTCAGAAAGCAGAATACGTTAAAACGATATTCGGCGAGGAGGCAATGAAGTCTGCCAGTGTACTGATGGCGGCGGCAGCCAGTGGAACGCTCGATAAACTCACCGCTACGATAAAGGCCTCAGATGGTAAAACCGAGGAGTTGGTCAAGGTTATGCAGGATAACCTCGGCGGTGACTTCAAAGAGTTTCAGTCTGCTTATGAGGCTGTGGGTACTGACCTCTACGACCAGCAAGATAGCTCGTTGCGTCAGCTCACTCAGACAGCAACGCGATACGTGTTAAAGCTCGATGACTGGATCAAAAACAACAAGGAGTTAGCGGAAACTATTGGCATCATTGCCGGTGGCGCACTGGCTCTGATTGGCATTATCGGCGGAATTGGTCTCGTTGCGTGGCCGGTTGTCATGGGGATTAACGCCATTATTGCTGCCGCTGGCGTGATGGGTACCGTCTTTACTGTCGCTGGTAGTGCCATTGCAACCGCGCTCGGTGCGATCACATGGCCGATTGTGGCCGTCGGTGCGGCGATTGTGGCCGGGGCGCTGCTTATCCGTAAATATTGGGAACCCATCAGCGCATTTTTCTCAGGGGTGATTGAAGGCATCATCAGCGCCTTTGCACCGGTCGGGGAAATGTTCGCTCCACTGGCCCCCATTTTTGACGGCCTCGGCGAGAAATTGCGCAAAGTCTGGCAGTGGTTTAAAGACCTGATTGCGCCAGTCAAGGCCACGCAGGAGACGCTCGATAGCTGCAAAAATGTTGGTATCGTTTTCGGTCAGGCTCTGGCCGATGCACTGATGTTACCTCTGAATATTTTCAATAAGCTGCGCGGTGGCCTCGATGTCATTCTCGAAAAGCTCGGCCTTGTGAAAAAGGAGTCGAGCAGCATTGATGCAGAAACATCAAAAGCGTCGTCGGTTGGTCAGGGCGGTGGCTATATCCCGGCGACAAGCTCACTTGGCGGGTATCAGGCTTATCAGCCTGTTACGGCACCCGTCGGTCGTACCTACATTGACCAGAGCAGCCCAACCTATCAAATCAACATGCCGGGTGGCGCACCGAGCGGTCAACTCGGAAATCAGTTGCAGGATGCGTTAGAAAAATATGAACGCGACAAGCGAGCCAAAGCCCGCGCCAGCATGATGCACGATTAAGGAGGCGGATTATGATGCTTGCTCTTGGAATGTTTGTTTTTATGCGTCAGACGCTGCCTCACCAGACGCTACAACGCGATGCCGAATATCGATGGCCGTCAAATTCACGTGTCGGGAAACGAGATTCGTTTCAGTTTTTAGGGCCGGGTGAGGAGAAAATCACCCTGGCCGGGACGCTTTACCCGGAGCTCACCGGCGGAAAGCTGACGATGACGGCTATCCGCCTGATGGCTGACCAGGGGCGCGCCTGGCCGTTACTGGATGGCACCGGCACAATTTACGGTATGTACGTCATCAATAATATCAGCGAGACAGGAAGCCTGTTTTTTGCTGACGGAACGCCGCGCAAAATTGATTTTACGCTTACGCTCACCCACGTGGATGAATCCCTTGCGGCGCTGTATGGCGATATCGGCGAACAGGCAAAATCACTGATTGGCAAGGCGGGAAATATGGCCTCGTCAGTGGCTGGCATGGTGGGGATTAGCTGATGCTGGATATGCTGAATATGAATGCGGGTGGCGTCCTGACGCCCGATTTTATGCTGATGCTCGATAGCAAAGATATTACCGGCAACATCAGTAATCGGTTGATGAGCCTGACCATGACAGACAATCGCGGATTCGAAGCCGACCAGCTCGACATCGAGCTTGATGATGCTGACGGACTGGTCGAGCTGCCGTTACGCGGTGCCGTACTGACGCTTTACCTCGGGTGGAAAGGCTTTGCGTTGATTGGTAAGGGAAGTTTTACCGTCGATGAGGTTGAACATCATGGCGCGCCAGATACGGTGACAATCCGCGCCCGTAGCGCCGATTTTCGGGGGACGCTTAACTCACGTCGGGAAGAGTCCTGGCATGACAAGACGCTCGGCGAGATCGTGGCAGCGATAGCGACACGTAACAAACTGGCGTCGAACGTTATACCGGAGCTGGCCGGAATAAAAATTCCGCATATCGACCAGTCACAGGAATCGGACGCCAAATTTTTAACACGCCTCGCCGAGCGAAACGGCGGTGAGGTTTCGGTAAAAGCGGGAAAGTTGCTGTTACTCAAAGCCGGTCGTGGGGTTACAGCCAGCGGAAAGGCCATTCCGCAGGTCACGATCACCCGCAGTGATGGCGACCGCCATCAGTTTTCCATTGCTGACCGTGGGGCATATACCGGCGTTACGGCAAAATGGTTGCACACCAAAGACCCAAAACCACAAAAGCAAAAGGTTGCGTTAAAACGCAAACCCAAAGAGCAGCATTTACGCGCGCTACAGCACCCCAAAGCCAAACCGGTAACGAAGAAAAAAACGGTGAAGACGCCGGAAGCCAGGGAGGGTGAATACATGGTCGGTGAGGATGACAACGTGTTTGCCCTAACGACAATTTTTTCAACCAAAGCGCAGGCCATGCGAGCCGCCCAGGCCAAATGGGACAAACTGCAACGTGGGGTTGCTGAGTTTTCTATCAGGCTGGCGACGGGGCGAGCAGACCTTTACCCTGAGATGCCGGTACAGGTTGCGGGCTTTAAGCGCGTCATAGACGAGCAATCGTGGACAATTACTAAGGTTGTGCACTCTCTGAGCAATAATGGATTCACGACGAGCCTAGAGCTTGAGGTGAGGCTTACGGATGTTGAATACGAGTCAACCGAATAG